GTCTATGACAATGTCGGCCACGAATTCACCGATGATATGCTTGAAGATTCTATTGAATTTCTGGAAGAAGCCATGAATAAATAAAATATGGTTCTTCTCCAGTTCCGTTTTAAGATAGCTGAGAAAACTAATGAAGAGCTATACTGCTGCTCCTGCTGAATTATCCTAAAGCTATGATGATAAAGAAGAATACATGATAGATGTTATCTACGGAGAAGATCTGTATATGAGGCTTTTAGAGATTCTCACCAACCCAGGATTTGAAATGCATCTGGGATAATTATCGAGCCTACAATTTCATAAATATACTTCACCGCCTGGCCTTTTGATTAAGGTCAGGCATTTTTTGTTTTAGATAATATTCTCGGGCGTTGAAAAAGTTGCGGCCGACGCCTGGAAAGCTGTCGGCCGCACTGAAAGAGAATATACCAGGGTATGGTTATTCTATAGGTTCGACTCCCACCATTTCATATAGAGCACTCGCTGCATTTACCCATAAATCCCATTCATCTATACTGACTATATTCAGCACTTCTTGATATAGAGCAAAAGCCTCTTCTTCTTGTCCAATTTGCCTTAAACTTTCTGCTCGTTTGTAGTATGCTTCATTTCTTTCGGCTTTAAGTTCATTTGCTTTGTCCTCATAGTCTACCAGGGTTTGAACTCGAGAGTATGAAAAATCATCTCTGTCGCTCCGGGTGGCCCCATAAAAAGGCTCTAGACCTTGACTTATTATATTTGCGAGCTGATTAGCTGAATCACCCCAGTTTTCGAGAGCCTCTTCTGCCTCTTCATAGTTTCCGTCTTCATAAAGAGAAAGAGCTTCATTTTTGTACTCTTCCACCAGTTCTACGTTTGGGATCCCAAATTCTTCTAGAGTTTCCTCATAGTCAGCGAACTCAAAAGCCTCCTCTTGATCCAGATCCTGAGAAAGTGCAGAAAGGGAAAATAACAAAACAAAAGACAGGGCTAAAACGAGAACCTTATTGAAGCTCATGTAAATCCCCCCTAATATTGTATAATTATGGTTCTATTATATATGATTCAATATTGCACAAGTATTACCTTTATTTTAAGGAAAAGCAGCTCTTTCTATTTTCACAGGTAATTATTTCACATTGTGTGGTATCGTGTAGGTGTAGGATGAGGGCTGGTCCCTCAGGGGAGGCGTGTTTTCACCATTATCGGGTTCCGACTGAAGGGTGGTAAAAATCATGACCTGTGAGACCGTCTACGGCAAGCGCTGCCCCCGCTGCGATGATCTCATCTGCAGCAAGTCGACTTTTATGCTGCGCTGCGTGACCTGCGGGTTCGACATAGCGGATTTAGAGCCCAATGTTATGTATATAGCCCGCCAGGAGTACAACCTGCTCAGCGAGGAGAAGGGATAGCCGCCCGGGTGAGGAGATAACGATATGACTGATCACTATCCCCGCGAGAGATCCGGGGCCGAGGTCAGGGCCTGTGAAATACTGGATCCGGACAGAGAAGAGGTGGGTGAGGGCGGAAGCCGGCTGGCCGAATTCAGGCGGGTCCGCAATGACCTGGAAGAACACCACGGTGGCAGGATAAACGATGTGCGCAAGATAGCTTATCTGGCGGCCTTCGCCATCACCGGCAAGGTCAAGCTCTCGGCCCGGATAGCCGGCGTCAGCTACTATACTATCAGGATGTGGCGCGGCGATGCTGGAGATAACATCCCCCAAGATGCAGAGCTCTTCTGCCGGCTGGAAGAGCAGAGCGAGGAGCTCTACCAGGAGCTCCTCCTGGAGGAGGTAGATCGCAGGGCCCTGGAGGGCGTAGAAGAGGACGTGTATTTCCAGGGCAAGGTCGTTGGATCGAAGAGGGTGTATTCCGATAATCTTCTTATGTTCAGGGTCAAAGGTATCATGCCCGAGTACAGATCGGGTGCCACAAATGTAAATATCAATTCCGACGAATCGGGAGAGATCAACGTGAATTTCACGCTTCCCGATATGAACAGTGAGATCAAAAATCGGGAGATCATAGATGTGGGAGGCGGCGGCGATGCCGAGGGGATTAAAGAGGACCAGGGAGCAGAATAGAGCCAGGGAGGTCACCATTCCCTGGATACCTCAAAAGCGCCAGCTGCGCTTTCTCAGCGCCTGTGGTCTGGACTATCCCTTCACAGCTTACATCGACGAGGATGACGGCGGGGAGCCGGTAGTGGTCGAGAGGGGTGATATCCCCGGCGGACCTACGAGGCCCAGGGCCAAAGCCATCTCCTACGGCGGAGCTGCCGGGGGAGGGTAAGTCCGATGCCCTGCTGATGGCGTTATTCATAGGGGTCATGAGCTTTCCCGGCGCGGCGGCGGGTTACTTCCGGCGCACCTATAAGCAGCTGGAAGGCGCCAAGGGCGCGATAATGAGGTCAAAAGAGCTCTTTTCTGATTTCCCCGGAGCCAGGTGGAACGGGACTAAGCGAATGTGGACATTCGAGAGCCTGGATAACGCGGTGATAGTCTTTAATCATCTCCAGCAGGAGGACAGCGTCTTCGATTATCAGAGCCAGCAATTTGATTATCTGGCGCTGGACGAGGCCACCCAGTTTTCCGAGTTTCAGTATCGCTACATGTCGACAAGAAACAGGGCCACGGTCAAAGGCCCCAGGGCGATCATGCTGCTGGCGACAAACCCCGGTAACATCGGGCATCTGTGGTTCAAGACCCAGTTTGTGGACATAGGCGAGCCGGAAACGGTGCACAGCGTCGAGCTGCAGCCCGGTAAGTTCAGAGATCACATATTTATTCCCGCTAAACTGGATGACAATATAGTCCTGGAGGACCGCGATCCCGATTACAGGGACGAGCTCGAGGCCCAGCCTGAGCTGGAGCGAAGGAGGCTTCTGAAAGGTGACTGGAATATCCACGAGGGGCAGTTCTTCGGCGAATACAGGTCGGAGATACACGAGATCGAAGATTTCCATATTCCCGGACGCTGGAAGAGGTTTGTGGCCCTGGATTATGGACTGGATATGACGGCAATCCTGTTTTACACAGTCGATGATTTCGGATTTTATTACTGCTACCGTGAATATGGCGAAGCAAACCTGGCTTTATCCCGGGTGGCGGAGAAGCTGATGGAGATCACCGATCCGGTGGAGAGGGATAAGATAGCCTACTGCGTGGCCTCGCCTGATCTGTGGAATCGACGCCAGGAGACGGGAAAGAGCGGCGTGCAGATACTGCGTGAGTCCGGATTGCGCAATATACCGCTGAAAAGGGCGGACGATCGCCGGGTGGAAGGCTGGCGGGTGGTGAGGGAGTATATGCGGCCCTTCGAGGATCCGCTGGGCGATGGTGAGGTGAATCGCCGTGTGGCCAGGATAAGGTTTTTCCGGAATTCCACCAGGAAGATCCGAAGCCACCTGCCCTTATTACAGCACGATGATAATAACCCCGACGATGTTTCCGGTGAGCCCCATGCTATAACTCATTTTCCCGAAGCTCACAGATACTTCTGCATGTCCAGGCCTCCCCTGAGGAGCATGAGCGAGAGGAAGAAAAAAGCTCTAAAGCAGAGGCGCAGGGAGAGGACAAATCCCAGATCGAGGGTGACAAACTATTGAAGAATACAGCCGAGGAGCAAAATCATCACTACCGGATGGAATGCGACAGCTGCAGCGCACTTCTTTTTATGGTATCCAGGGAGTTCGAGCTTAACGAGCAGATCGAGATAAAGTGCCGCCAGTGCGGTCAGTACAATAAAATTTGAGAGCTTATATCCATCTAAAACCCGGAGCCGAACCATTTTATTAGAGGCCGATTCTCTGAGAGCCCCGCGGGTCACGAAAAAAGTGATCCCGGGGTTTTCGTCTTTTTTAAGGGAAATTGACAGCTCTGCCGTCGGGAGGGATCGCGTGATGGCTCAGCTTCATCTTCAGGAAAAATCCTACAACAAGGATGAGATAACGGAGCAGCTGCTGGAGATATTCAGCTATTACCGCAGCTTCCGCCAGCAGTACGAAAAGAGAGCCCTCCGCGATTACGGCCAATACGTGGGATACGTGGAGGAGATTGCCGATAAAAAGGCAAACGTGCACATTCCCAAAGCTTACCAGGTCATCGACACGCTGCGATCACATATCGTGGCCAACTTCTTCCACAAGAGACCTTATATAAATTTCATCCCTTCTCCGGCCGAAGCGGGGGCATTGAGCTCCCTGGCCGCCAACGAGGAGAAGGCCAAAGTGGCGGCCGCCCTGGTGGACGAGCAGCTGGAGCTGTGCAGCATCCAGAGGGAATTTTACGATTTCGTTTCTTCTATTTTGGTATATCCGGCCGGAATTCTCGGCGTGGGCTGGCGCTATGAGCAAGAGCGGGTGAGGCGCAAGGCCAGGCTGCCAGTCGTAAACGGTGAAGGAGATTACACCGGAAGTCACGCCTGGGGTCTGCTGGAAACACTTGAGACCGTCTACGATGATAACGAAGTTATAAATATAGATTTCTTTGATTTTTGGACAGATCCGGAGGCCAGCAGGTTTTCAGAGGCCCGGGGTTGCTTCCACCGTGAATTTGTTACCTTCGAGGAGCTGGAGGAGAAGGTGGAGCAGCTGGAAGCCCTGAGGGAAGGTATTCTTTACCCACTGGATATGGACAGAATCAGGGAGGAGGTCGATCACGGGGATGACGGGCTCCGCAGGAGGCCGAGCTCCCCCGCGGTATCTCTACAGGAGGTCGATCCCTACCTGCAGTCCCGGGACGAGAGATTGTCGGCCAAATCCAACGTGGAGCTTCTGCACTACTGGGAGCGAGACCGGCATGCCATCCTTGTGCACAGGGTAGAACCTCTTTACGATGGCCCCAACCCCTACTGGAGGCACGGCGAGCTTCCTTTCTGCCTGGCCAGCTACGACAGGCTGCCAAATGAGATCTACGGTCTATCCGCCATGCAGATCATACACGATATGCAGGAGGAGATCAACACGCTGCACAATCAGCGCCTGGACAACGCATCGTTAAATATCAACAACATGTGGCTGAGAACCAGGGGCTCTGATATTTCCGAGGAACAGCTCGTCTCCCGCCCCAATGGCATCATAGATGTGGACAATCCCGATGATCTCCAGCCGCTGAAGAAAAATCCTCTGCCCCAGGAGGCCTTTGTGGCCGAAGAAACTTTGAATAAGGATCTGGAGGACAGCCTGGGAACGCCTCCCACGATACGTGGTGTGGAAGGTCACGTTAGGCAGACGGCCACCGAGGTGAGCACCACCACCGACAATGCCCTGGGCAGGTTCGAGAGCAAGATCAGGCTCTTAGAAGAATCGGTCATCAACAGGATGGCCAGGCAGATGGATCTCAACAACCAGCAGTTTATCAGCGATACACGTTTGGCCCGCATAGATGTTGAGAACGAGGAGGAGTGGCGGGAGGTGAGGCCGGAGGACTTGGTGGGCGAGTTCGACTACAGCCCCGCCCGCAACACCACCGACCTGGCGGCCAACAAGGAGATAAGGCGCGAGCAGCTCTCCGAGGTCATAAATATGATGCTCAGGGCCGGCGTGCCCTTCATGGATTATCCCGCGCTCATCATGGAATGGCTGGAAACGCTGGATCTGCAGAACCCGGACAAATTCCTGGCCTCGCCGGATAAGAGAAAGCGGCTGGAAGAGCAGTACCTGGCCCAGCTTTTGAGCAGGAATATGAGGCATGAAAGAAGCCCCGGAGAGGATACGAACAGGGATCAGGAGCCCCGCAGGGTTAGCGGCGGACAGAGCATCACCGGTCAGCCTCAGCCCCAGCCGGGCCTGAAGGGAGTGAAGCTGTTTGGTTGATCGCATAAGGGTGCTGGAGGAATACGACAGGGAGACGGCCATAGCCGGACTGACAGATGATGTGGGCTGGGTGCATATGAGGGAATATCTGCAGGAGCTGAAGGAAAAGTATCAGCGCGATCTATTGAGAGCTGCGCCCGACAGCCCCTTTGAAATAGCTGGCATGCAGGCCAGAATAGATATGCTGGATAAAGTCATGCGCAGGCCGCAGCTGGCGGCCAAAAACATCGATATCGAGGAGGTAGATAGATGAAGGATATATTTGGCGGCCAGAGCCCGGCCGATGATTTCGAGGCCAAGGTCGCCGGTCAGCCCCGGGAGGAGAGCGGAGACGGCGGACAAGCTGAGGAGGAAAAGCCCCGCCCGGAAGACAGCGCAGATCCCGGACAAGCTGATAATGACGAAGTGGTGAAGCTGGCCGACAAGTTCAAAACCCGCGAGGACCTGGTTGAGGGCCTGGCCCACATCGGTGATAAGCTGGGCCGCAGCATAGACCGGGAAGCGGTGAAAGAGGTGCCCACCGGGGCGCTGGAAGAGGAGTACAGGAGGCGCGAGAAGGAGCTGGGCAGCACCTCCGACCTGGACCTGACGCGCCGGGAGAACCAGAAGCTGAAGCAGGAGATCGAAAGCCTCAGCCAGAGGCTGCAGGATCTCGAAGATGGCACGGGAGAACCCCAAACACAGCCGAGAGATCCCGAGAGCGGGCGGTTTGCCAGCCCGGAAGAGGGAGAATCTCCAGGTGAAGATGATGGGGCCCCGGAGGAAGATGAGGAGTACCTGCAGCAGCTGGAGAGCGATGCCGGGGAGACGATAGCCAGTATAGTGCGCAGGACGCTGGAGGAGAGGGAAAGGCTTGAGAGCGAAAGAGGGAAGGAAGACAGGACCTGGAGCGAGATAGAGCTGGATGAAGACGTTAAAAATGAGATGCTGAAGGTTATGCGAGAGAACCCCCTGCTCAATGCCCAGGAGCTATTTCCGCAGGGCGGCAACCTGGAATACGCTCACGCCGAGGCCAGAAGGAGGCTGGAAAGAGGGGAGGCCGGCGGCCAGTCCCGGCCCACCCCCTTTTCTGGCCAGGCCATCACGGAGGAGCAGCTCGAGGCCCAGAAGCGAGCCGCGGGTATAAGCTCCGGCGGAGGGCGAAGGCCGGGAAGCGAAGAGAGCGCTGATATTGAGGAGCAGATCCGCAGGGGTCTGACCGAGAACAGCGGACTGGGGGGCTCGGGACTGCCGATTTAGCTTTCAGCAGAAGAGGGAGTGAAGTCAATTGCCACCTGCAAGAATGCCCGGCAATACCGGACAGCAGATATGGGGCGGGCGCGACGGTGCGCCCATCACCTCTTACCATATAGACCGCGAGAGACGCGATATCGATGTGTCCTCGGAGATACTGGAGCTTGAGCCCCGGGCCACGCCTTTTCTGGTCATAGGGCAGAGGGCCAGCAGAGGGAGCGCCAAAAGCCTGGAGGTAGTCTGGTACGATGACGAGATGGAAAAATGGTGGACCAAATCCGACGATGACGGAGTTAGCGGTGTCATAGCGGCCGCTGTCACATCCTTCGAGGTGCCCGAACCCTCGATGTTCGTCCCCAATGATCTGATCAAAGTTGCCCGCACCGGGGAGATCATGCTGGTAACGGGGATAGCCGGCGATGAGATACAGGTTGAGCGCGGCTGGACCCGTGATACCTGGACCGGCGGCAGCCAGGGCACGGAGGCCGCGGATTTCTACACCACCGAACACGCCACGGAGGATCCCGACAATCTGATGAGGATGGGAAACGCGCACGAGGAGAACAGCCGGGCGCCGGAGCCCAGAGCTACCCAGCCGGCGAAATACTGGAACCTGGTACAGACCATCAGGACTTCGTTTTCCGGCTCCTTCGACGACGATGCCGAGCCGAAAAAAGCCGGTCCTTCAGAGCGGCTGCGCAAGCAGAGGCGCAAGGCCGAGGCCCACAAGCTGGAGCTGGAGCGCTCGCTTCTTTTCGGCGAGCGCAGGGAGCACTACCAGCAGAAAAGGCGCACTATGGGCGGCCTGTTCCAGTTTTTGACCGATCA